TTTCTACTCTTAGAATTAGCAGCCTGTTGTAATACTTTAACAGCTCCTCTTCTTCCAAAATTAACACACATATCAAAATAAATATGTCTTAATTGTGGAGGAACATCATCACACTTACCTCGTCTCCAATAGTCTGTATGATAGATTTTTTTAGCTTGTTCTTTTGTGAGATTTTTTATATCGACACTTGGATACCATCTTTTAGCAATTCCATATTTGGTTTCACCACCAGCATCATCAGGGTCATTTACATAACCACCTTCGTGGTCTAAAACTATTTCTATTATTTCGTCAAATGTTGTTTTCATTTCCATCTCCATATATAAATATATATAAAATAAAAAAACCCTCAATATTTGTTTATTATTAAGGGTTTTGTTATATATTAGTTTAAGTATTTATTAGAATTTAAGTACAGCGTAATCATATCTTAATGTTAAAGTAATTTCAACAGGGTCTGATGTATCAAATGCTAAGTCACCAAAGTTAGCTGATTGAATGTACGCACCTTTTAATTCCCATTCTTCAACAACAGCTCCAACTGGATCTAAAAGGTTAAATGTAATATTTTTCTTGTAAAAATCAGAGTATCCATCTCTACCTGTTACTGATTCGTGGTGTAATCTAACCCACTCAATAACTTGTTGAGCAGCTGATGGAACAACTGGATCATATAAAGTAATATCTAGTGGTTGCCATCTTGACTTACCTTTAACATATCTTGTTACATTCATATGTTCTAATACTACTTCATCTGAGTCTAATTGTGGACGATTCATTGCTCTAATTAAATAAGCATTGATACCATCGATTTGCATTATAAATCTATTTTTGAGCTTTGGCTCAAAAGGGGTAAACATTATATCTTGTGGTTCTAATAATTCAGCCATTTATATTCTCCTATTAAAAATACTTAAACCTTTACTTTCATATATAAATATCTAAATTTATAAAAAAAAGGGACTTATATTTAAATAAATCCCTTTTCTTTAGTTTATTTTAACTAACTATTACTCTGGAAAAGAAGCACCTGTAGGTTGTATTGTAAAGTCTAATACAATAAACTCAGCAGTTCTTGTAGGTTGTAAGAATAATTGTCCTATTAATTGATTTCTATCAATTGTATCAGGTGTATTATTCGTTTCATCCATCACTACTCTAAATGCATTCAGTCCACTTTGTGATTGTACATTTTCTAAGAATGGATTAACAATTCCTAAGAATCTTCTTCTTGTTGCCGCTGTATTTTGTTCAAATACTAAGAATCTTGAAGATGATGCGATAAACTTCTTAACTCTAATCAATAATCGTCTTACATTGATTCTATCTAAAGCACTTGATTTTTTCTGTAATGTTTTTTGTCCAAACACCGTTACCCCTTGTCCAGGGAATGTAGCTATTGGATTAACATTTGAATCATACAATGTGTCTCTCTCACCTTGAGTTAGTTTTCTTTGAGCTTGAATAGCTGTTGTGATTCCACCACGATTCAGTCCAGCAGGAGCGAACCACGGGTGTGCAACTCTATCGTTGAATGCATATATTCCACCTAATACTACTGATGGTGGCACCCATCTTTGAGCTCCAGCAACTTGTGAATCTGATATTTTAATCCAGGGATAATACATAGCTGCAAAGTTTGAATCTTTAGCTTCAGCTTGTGTTACAGCATCACTTGGATTTAAGTTATATTCAACTGGATCAATGATTGCAAAACAATCACCTCTATCTTCACACATATCAATAGCTTTATTTAATACTGTTGTATGTAGTTTATGTACCAAACCAGGTAAAAGCACTAAATTAACATCATATTCATCTTGATTTCCAATTAAATCAATAGCTTGTGAGTAAGCAAGTCCACCATCTGGAGTTGTTAAATCAGTTGGTGTGAACCCTTGTGTTTGAGAACCTATGTTTTCATAGAAATTAACACCACCTGAAACTGAACCAGATATTCCAAGTGAATTTCCTAACGTATCAAATCCATGAAACCCATTTGAACCACCATTAAATCCACCACCAAGTGAACCACTACCATTACTTGGTAATGAACCTGACTGTGTACTTAATCTAACATTACCATTTGCATCAAGATAGTTGTCCAAATTATTAACATCTGATATTCTTATCAATCTTGATTTATTTGGAAATGAACCAGTTAATTCAAGATACTGTGTAGTTCCATCAGTTTTTAAATTAAATTTTTGGTCACCTACTCTTTTTGCTATGTAGTCTGTAGAATTTGGGTCTAGTGAAACATTATTAAATCTTTCAAGTACTTGTTTTCTCTTAATACTATCATTACCAGCTCTAATCAATAATGTAAATGTACCTCTTGAATTGTTCTTGTTTGTGATTTCAAATCTAATATTATGAACTGAACCACTTTCTAAAATATTGTTTGTTTTTCCTGTAGCATCAGCATTATTCATTATTGTTCCATCTGCAAGTGTTTCCATTGTAAATGATGATACTTTATCAAAGTTTGGTAAACCTGTTGCACCCCCTTCAGCTGATGAGGTTGCGATAGTAGCAGTAGCTGGACTAAATTCTCTATCTAATATTCTAACTACAGTTAGTGTGTCTGAATGTTTTAAATATTCTTCTGCTGCATGTGAGGTTAAAAATTGGAATGAATCTGAACCACTTTGAACTACATCTCCAAATTTCGCTTGGAAATCAGAATATGATGTTACAACAGTTGGAACTAAAGCAGGACCTTTAAGTGTTGGTCCAATTATAACAGCTCCAATATCAGCTACAGCGGTAGGTAAAAAGGACTGGTCTATTTCATTCGTAAATACACCAGGACTTATAATTTTTTCGGCCATTGAATTTCTCCTAAGTTAACTTAATTTGAGGTAAATACTAGTTTGCGCATTAGTATTATTCATATATAAATATATGATTAAAACCCCAAACGATAATTTATTTTTGTTTATTATGATTTATTTGGTGTAAACACACCTGTTTTTGGATTTAAAGAACCTTGACCATACTTATCAGTAATCCCATCAAGGAATTTTGATTCTTTTTCTTGTAAAGATTTTAAGCTATTCTCTAATTCAATTTCTTGTTCATCTAATCTGATTTGAGCCATTTTTAATTGTCCAAATTGATTTTGAATATCTGTATACTTTGATTGTATATTTTGAACTTGTTTAAGTTCTTCTTCTGTAAATTTTGCTTCTTCTGGCATTGTAACCTCCATTTGTTAATTAACTATATATAAATATATATAAATTTTCAAAACAAGTGATTTATTTTCCTATTTGTTCATTTGTAGCATCAGCTTCCGTACCAAAAGTAACTCTTGATGGTGTAAGTTCTTTTGTTATTTCAGCAGTTGTTCCAAAAACATTACTTGTAAATTCAGGTATTACATAGGCTTTTATCGATATACCAAATTCAGTTTTTATAAGCCTTTCACCATCACGATTCATCTCAGATGCATCACTTATACTACCATCTAATGATGATAAGAATTTGTATTGTTCCGAATCACCAAAATATGTTCCTAAATGTTCAAGAAATAAATCACTTAATATATTCATTTGTTCAATATAATTAGTCATCATTACTACCGAGTAATTACATATTACATGATCTGGCATACCAGTAAATATTATTTCTTGCACTGGTTTTACTCCACGTTGAACTTGAAATCTATCATATTGATTATCTTTCGACCATTTGTTACTTCTAGCAACTTTTATAAACTCTCCCCTTACATCGTGGTCAAATGACATAGGCATTGAATCATCAAAAGAAACATCATTTCGTTTAAACATAATTAATGGTAAAATCAATGAACCATTTTTGTCTCTCAATACTCCTCTTTTTCTAAAATTTTTCCATCTTTCTTCATTACCATAATAAACAGGAACTTTAATTGTTTCATTCGCTTCTCTTATTTTTGGTTTCATAACATTTTTTATATGACTCATTACTGATGTATCAATATCTTTTAATGTTACAGAAAAATTCTTCGTAAAATCTTTTCCAGGATTTATTGATTGTTCAGCATTACCACGAACTTTATTAGTTTTTGTAGATACTTGTGTAGCTCTATTAACTGACTCTTTATTAAGTGTTTGTTTATTTGTAATTCTACTAATTGCCATTTCGTCTTCTCAATTTTTTAAGTTTATCAAGTTTATTGTTTACTTTACCTTTTATTTCTTCTGATTTAATACTACTCATATCAGCTTTACCAATTGCAATCTCTTTCTTAATATCCACTTCAATGGCTTTCACACCTGTTTGACTTGGTGAATCAAAGTTATCTAACTTATTCATCAACTTACCCATCATCTGTTCCATTTGTAAATTACCATTTGGTTCAGGTGTGTAAGTATGTTTTCTTTCACCATACATATCTTCATCATCTTGAACATTACCACTTACCTCTTGTTTTGGTTGAGGTTTTTCTTGATAATTAGGATTAGAAGTATCAAACTTCGTAATTTTCTTATGTGTTATTTGTTGAACTGCCATTAGTTATCCTTATACACTTATACTTGTTCTATCGATAAAGTAGTCTTGTAATTTTTCAAGTAAATCACCATCTAACGCTTTTTCATAAATAGCCATTTCATATATGTTTCCTTCGAATCCCGTATTACTATTTGCAAAACCAAGTTCATCAATGGTTTGTAAAATGTTTTTATCATAATCATTATTTGTTCCTAAAGATGTTTTGTTTAAGAACCACTCCACTTGTCCAAATCCATCATCACTATTGAATAGTTTTTTTCTACAAGTTAGTAAAAGTTTTGTACCCTGTACAATTGTGCCGTCATCAGGTAGAATAGTTGTAGATACACTATTAGTCCCATCATTACCCTTTACTAAAAGTGATGCTCTATTGGCATTAAGGTATAAAATCTCAATCAAGTCATTTCCATCAGTATCTTTTAATAACACTTGACGATTCTCATCATCAAAATCAAGTGCAAAAAACAATGTAAATTCAGATAAAGCTAAACCAGTTGTAAAATCCATATGGTCTAAATCACTAGCCCCTCTTTTAAATTGTAAACTATTTTTTACAGCATTGTATTCAGGTTGTGCATTAGCAGTACCTTGTGTTAAATGATTATTGTTATCACTTAAATCATCCCATTGACTAACAGCAGCTCCATTTGAAAGACTGGATAATGTTGAGAATGAATAATAACCTTTTAAATTTTGTGGTAAAGTCTTTAATGGTAATAACCTTAAATCAGGTTCAAAATTCATCTTAGAGTGTTTATCATATTTTTTTCTTTTATCTTCTAAAAATAAAGAATTGTTTTCATTAAATATTTTTTTAGCTATATTGTGATTTAATTCATTTAAATAATTACTCTCTGGTATTTCAATCCATTGTTTCCAAGTTAATGGTTTCAATCCTTGTTTTTGTTTTACAATTTCTTTAAGTTTAAATATTAAATTATCTGTATTTAATAATTTTGATTTTTTTTGAGGAACTATTTGATAATTGTTTTTATTATTTTTAACCACTTCTTGAAATTGTTCCGCTTCTTGTAATTTTTTTTCTAAAATAGTTTTATCTTGAGCTGTTTCTGTTAATGCAGTCACTTGATTTGAAAGTATATCCATTTCACTTCGTAACTCTGATATTGTATCTTCTTTACTATTAATTTCTTTTTTAAATTTACCATTTTCTACAATTAAGGAATTTTCACTCTGTTGTAATTTATCACTTAACTCATTGATTACTTCGTTACTCTTATCATTTTTTATTTTTAACTCTTTTATTATATTAGTAACTTGTTTTATTTTTTTATTTTTTTCTTTTAATGTTTGTTTCTGTTCACTTATAAGTTGATTTTTATCTTTTATTTGGCTTTCAAAATTATTTATTTCAAATAAATATTCTTTATAAGTTTTTCTAATTTCTAACTTTAATTCTTTTTTAGAATTTTTTGAATTTTGTAATTTTGCAGCTAAACGATTTATTTTATTTTTTGCCTCTTTTAAAATATTGTTAGAGTTATTAATTATTTTATCTTTATATTCAAGTCTTTCATTTTTTTTGTTGATTTGTTCTTGTAAAAAATAATTTTCACCCTCAAGTTCTTCAATATCATATTTTCTTTCATTTATTTTATTTTCAAACTCTTTTTGTTTTGTAGAAAATAATCCAGTTTCAAAATTTCTAGCTTTATTTAACTCTTGTAAAAGATTAGTTTTTTCATTTTCTAAATTTACCACTTGATTTGATAAGTTGTTAGTTTCTTCCTCTAAATTTTTAATAGTCTTTTCTCTATAATCTATCTCTTGTTCATATTTGATAGTTGTTAGTTTTCCATTAAATCTTTCTTTTAAAATATCTAAACTCATTATTTATTACCCCTTCTTTTAAATCTTTTTATTTGTGCAGGTGTTCTACCAGTTCTTTCTAACATCTTATTCTTTTTCTGTCTTTCTTGTTTTCTTAATTTAGCTGCTCTATTTGGCATTATCTTGGCCTTTCCTCTATTTGTAACGATGATAATCTTGAACGATGTGCTGTCGCTACAATGTTGTGTTTAAAGTTTGGGTGTCCTGCAAATAATTGTGGTTCTGTTGTTCCATTGATTTCCCAATAATAATCATTCCAATCCACAATGTCACCATTTTCTGGATAAAAATTCAATGAACCACTTGATAGATTTTCTCTTTGAAAAAACATCTCAATTGATGAATTAGTATCTGCACCAAACTCATCTTGTATGATTTCGGGTTCATTATAATTAATCAAACAATTAACTCTAAATCCTATATCATAGTATTTAGCTGTTGATTCACCATATACATTATCTTCAGTTTTATCAATATTAACTTTGTAAATATCAACTGATTGTCCAACAATCTCGTCAATCAATTCCTCATTCATTTGATTAATTAAATCAAATTCTTTTTGTGGTATAAAAAATGGTTTTGTTTGTGACATTTAATTATCCTATGTATATTTTTAATGGTGCTTTATTCAATACTTCTTGTTGAGCATTTGCAACTTCTTGTTCAGTAATTGCTTGTTCCTTTTTACTAACAGCTTCAAAGAACTCACTTAATTCCTCCAATAGATTTGCCTTCTCTTCTCTACCCTCAGCTTTTAATCCTTCACCATCCATAGATACTTCACCATTTGGTAATGGAAGTGATGCATATTTACTTCTAATAATACCAAGTAATTCTTTAGCTAATGCTAATGTATATTTTCTAATCCAATTTCTACCCATTGAATTTATTTCCGTATATGTAATGAATTTATATGGTATATTTGATGGGTCGGATACTGTATCATTCATTTTAGTTTGAGTTACATCAGTCATATCATTTCGTGTGTAATAATGAAAATATATTAAATCACCATCATCAGATGATGTAGGTTTTGGAAATATTCTCATTTTATTATTCACCAATTCAAATGAATACGCAGATTTTCTAACTAAATCATTTGTTTCAATTGCATTTGCTCTAGCTAAATCATATGATATTGGTCTTAATATATAAGAAACTGCTGGTGATACGTTACCAAATCCAAAAGAATCTAACATTTCAATATTATCATAAGTTCCAGCAAATGGGTCGTAAAATTTAGATATAGCAGCTGGTGCTTGATTGAATACTCGTTGAACCACCATTGGATTTGCATCTGTAACAGATTCTTCTAAACTAGCCTCACTTGGTAAATCATAAACTTGTTGAGATGATGTGATGGTTATTGAACCTGTATATAATGTAGCATTACCACCAACATTTACAGCTTGTCCGTATTGGTCTGATAATGTGAATAAAGACATTCCACCTACAGGTGTTTCAGCTTGATGTGAGCCTGTTGAACTAAAATTAGAACCAGTTGATGTATTACCATAATGTTCCCACATCCAATTCTTTGTATTGTAATGATTGATTTGTTGTGAGTACTCTGATACCGCCTCTTCATAACAAGCATAAATTGAACCACTATTGAACTCTAACTGCATTACAGGATGTCCAAGTTTACTTGATACATATTTACAAGTGGTTAAACTATCTAATTGAAATTCTGAATCTGCGTCGTATATTCCATGTGGTGTTGAACCACTTACTTGTCCAGAACCTGTTGGTTCTGAGTATAAAAACAAAAATTTTGACATTTACATTCTCCAAAATGGGTATTATTCTTCATATATAAATATCAAATAAAACAAAAAAGGGTGAGATAAAAATCACACCCTTTTAAGTTATTGTTTTAAGGTTTAGTTATTAAGCAATAGTTGGAACACTTCCTACAGCGTCAACAATTAACTCGCCTGTAACGATCCATTGTCCTGCTACTCCACAATAACAATTTAACTCAGAGCCGATATTTATATCGTCTACAAGTGTAATTGCTGTCGTACCATCTGTTACTGAAACAACATCACCATCACCAGCAGCATTTCCTGCAACTCTAGTATTAACAGTACCTACAAAGTCATCAGAACCTGCACAAGTTAATACCCTATCAGATGTTGCCTGTTCAATTTCCCATAAGATTTTTAAGTGTCTACCTGCTGTTGCAGTTGGCATTGTTATAACTCTTGATGAACCACCTGCGTGTGCAAAGATTACAAGAGTAGTTGTATCTGCAATTGTTAATATTGCATCTGCTGCATGTCGTTGAATCCCTGTGTAAAGAGGTGCTGATTCGAAAGTTGGAACTCCCGTTACACCTAATGTACCAATACCAGATAAATTACCACTAATCGTAGCACCATCAACTGCTGATAAAGCCTCTTCTCTTTTGGAAACTTTATATTTTCCTATTCTTTTTGCCATTTTATTTCTCCTAATGTTGAGTCACTACTCTCAGGATTGTTTAATTTTTTTATACTAACCTTGTTTAGTGACTACTCAAGCTAGTAAATTATACTCTATAATTCATATATAAATATCAAATATAAAAGAAAAACCCCCACAAAAAGTAGGGGTTTTTCAACTAAGTTAACCTCCTTATATTAAGAGGTTAGTAAAGAATTAATTAACTTATACTAAGTTTAAGTCTTTACAATTAATTGTACCATAAAACTCAGGTCTAATCATTTTCTTAGCATATCTAGTCATTACACCTTTTCTTGGAGTGAAATCACTTGGATCATATACTAATGGAGTCATAATTAGTGGTACATATGGTGAGTATACCGCACCAGTTTCTAAGAAATTACTTCCTCTGAAACCAACAAGTATTTTATTCTCAGTCATATATGGGTTCTTATAAACAGTAAATCTATTATTCATAGACCCTGCAACTTGAACACCAGCAGCAAAGTTAGACTTGTTACCATCTGTAGATACTGTGTATCCTGGTATTGATTCTAAGATTGTTGCAACAGTCGGAGAAACAACTACGAAGTTAGCACCACCTCTAAGAGTTAATCTTTGGATTTCGTTAGAAACCTTTTGGATTTTACCCAATAGAGTTTGATACCATTCATATCTTGTTCCGTAGAATGTTGTAATAGCCCAACCATCTTCATCAGTACCTGTACCATTATAATCTTCACCTGGAGTAGCAGACCAGAAATCTTCTGTTACTGCATCTGTGATTAACATATCTAAGATTTCTAAATCAATTTCCATTGAAATGTACTCACTTAACATAGATGTTAATTCAGCTTCAGCGTCAACAGAATGATAAGCATTTAAGTCTTGAGCTAACTCAGGAGACCATACAGCTTTCAGTTTTCTTGTTTTCGCAACGATAGCTTGAGACTTTAATTGTAAGTCAACTTCTGGTATTGCTAATGAATCAGCATTTGCATTACCTACAGTATCCTCAAAATCACCTCTATCAGCTTCAGTTGGTTGTAATGGTAAATCAAATTCAATAGCAGCATTTGCTAAACCAGAAGCTCCAAAAGTAGCAGCAGCACCAGAAACAATTAATGTTACTAGGTCTGTTGATTTATCATATGAATTAAACTCAGGTAAGTGTTTAAGTAAACCTTCAGATGCACTTGTGATTTGAATAGCTCTTACAGCTTTTTCATCAAATTTACTATTAGCTCCAGTACCTTTGAATTTAACTGTAAAAAGTTCAGTAGCTGCTAATGAAGCAGAGTGTGCTTGGTTAAAGTTAATATCTTTGTAAGTAACTGAACCAGTTGATGTTATAAGACCTGTTTCTGAATCAGCAGCAACACCTCCTAGTAATAATCTTGAACCTGAACCATTGATAGAATAATCATATCTACCAGCACCATAAAGACCACCAACACCAAATGGAGCAGATGAACCTGATGGATTGTTAGGACCAGTTTTACCACCTAATGAATTAACTTCACTACCTACTGATTTAGCATTTGAATTACCATATGCTCCAGTATTAGTACCATATTTAAAGTCTAAGTAAAATACTAGACCAGATGGTAAATTCATTGGTTGTACACTTACGAAGTCTTGAGATGCAATCTCACCAAAGATTCTACGAACCAAAGGTAAAGCAACACCAGACCATTCTTCTGAACCAGCCGTACCAGCAGTACCACTACCAGCACCTCCACCAGTTGCAGAGTTTTCTTGGATTAACTGTTTTGCTTGGTTTTCCAACATAACAGCCATTCCACTTTTTTGAAAATCCTCATTCAAACCATCTAATAAACCAGTCTTATCCCATTTATTAACGAGAGACTTAGCTTCATCAGCTTGTTTTTTATAAGGGGATGCATCTAATAGTGCATCATTAACATAATTTGACATTATATTTTTCTCCTAATATTAAAGTAATCCAGCAAGTTTTTTAAACCTGTTAGCAACTTCAACTTCTTCAGAAATCACTTTACGAGATTCTTTAGAAGGTTTAGTCGAACTAACAGCTGTACTAGCTGATTCACTTATTGATTTTTTAGTTACGATTGAAGTATTATCACCGAACTGTTCTGCAAGTGTAGAGTAAACAAGTTTAATCTCTCTTGTAGTTTGAGCTCTGTCAAATGTTTCAACCACTTTAAGTTTTTGATTATTATCTAATGAATAAGATTTAAACAACTTATTAGTAAATAACAATTTAGCATTCAAGATGTTAACTTCGTGAAGTTTGTCTTTCAAGAAATGAACCGCTTCTTTGTATTCTTTCAATTCAGCTTGAACTTCAGATAGTTTATTATCACCACCACCTATACCAGATGCTTTATCAGTATCAGCAACTTTATTGTCACCACCACCAATACCTGATGATTTATCAACTTCTTCAAGTTCTTCCTCTTCTTCAAGAGCAGCTTCATCGATTTCATACTCTTCTTCGATTTCTTCGCCTTCTTCGACAGTTTCTTCAGAAACAGCTTCAGCAGATTCTTCAACTTCTCCGTCATCATCATCTTCATCATCGTCTTCAGTTAATTCAGACTCTAACTCTTTAATGATAGCTTCTAAGTCAAGATTGCCTTCTTCCATCTCGTCTTCATCTTCACCTTCATCATGCATACCTTCTTCAGCTTCGTCATCATGCATACCTTCTTCAGCTTCGTCATCATGCATGCCTTCTTCACGTTCTTCAACTTCATCATCGTGTTCGCCCTCTTCGCGCTCTTCACCTTCTTCAGCTTCATCATCGTGTTCGCCTTCATCGTGCATACCTTCATCTTCCATATCGTCTTCTTCTTCTTTCAATTTAGCAGACAACATAGATTTGATTTGAGGTGTGAATGCCTCTTCTAAAGCCATTTT